CTGAAGAGAAAGTCAAAGCAGCATTCCTCAACGTAGTCAATGGTCTTAAGCAGTACGAGACTCGTGTACTGGATCAGAAGAAACAATCACGCCCAGATGACTTCGATGCTGCCAAGACAGAGTTCTACGGCACCAAGTTCCAAGGGATGTTGATGGATCAACTAGCACCATGGAAAGACCTGATCACCATAGGCAGCACAACACTGGACAATGTAGTAGCAGATTGGGTATCCACTCAGCAATCACCAGAAGGAATCGAAAATGAAATCACTTGTATTGAATCGTAAGCAGTTGCCTTCTGGCGAAACACTTGAGTGCAAGGTGGCGTTCAATCAGTCAGACGAACTGCTGATCTACGACATCATCATGCCTCAGAAGACGTATGATGGTGAGACGTTCAACTTCGCCACACCTGCTGACGTAACCGACTTCCTGAAGGATGCACCACGAGACTTCAACGTACGCATCAACTCTTCCGGTGGTGAAGTCGGTGCTGCTCTGGCCATGTACAATCGCTTGCTGGAACATCCCGGCAAGGTTACAACCATCGTCGATGGGTACGCCTTCAGTTCTGCTGGCTGGTTGGCCATGGCTGGTTCTGACCGACAGATCTGCAATGGTGGCCTGTTCATGATGCACAACCCTTACCTGTACGCCAAGATCGACTCTCTGAACGAGATCAAGAATGTGCAGAACCGCTGGGAGTCTCATCGCAACAGCATCGTAGATATCTTCACCACCAGAACTTCTATGAAGGCTGATGAAGTGCAGAACCTAATGGAAGTGGAGACCTACATGTCTGCTTCAGAAGCTGTAGCGAAAGGACTGTTCAACTCAGTCCGCAACTCTAAGCCTGATACTGCCATCCTCAACTGCCTGCACATTCCAGACGCAGTCAGGAACAAGGCTGACGTGATCATCGCTCAGAACCCACCTATTGACATGTCAGCCCTAAAACTACGTGCTTTGAATCTTCGTAAGAATTTTCTAAATAAGTAGTTGACGTTCAGCCCCATATCGAATACTCTACATACAGTCACGGCTATGCCCACAGCAACGCATACAAGCAGCAGCCAGATGCCACATAACAACTTTGGAGGTTATACCATGGCTTCTGCCATTGCTACTCGCGTACTCGTCTTTAACGATACGCCACTCAAGAACGACGATGTCACCAAGATGACCGTCAACCAGCTTCAGGACGAACGCACTCGCCTGATTACTGTCACCGAAGTCTTCGACGCCAAGGCTGACAAGATCAGTCCTGAAGACACGCAGTCTTACTCAGAAGCACTGGACCGCATTGAAGCCGTTCAGAACGCTCTGAGCAAGACCAACGTCGGTCTGGGCGAACGTAAGGCTGCGTTGCTTGCTACGTCCCGTATCGCCAATGCTACGAGCGGACTGACCTTCGACTTCTCCAAGGGCGTATCTACTCGTCCAGCATGGGAAGACGACAAAGAGAAGTTCGGTTTCCGTAATCAGCAGGAGTACCTCGGTGCGGTCATCAATGCTTACAAGCATCGAAGTCCTGACGCTGTGGACCCACGCTTGAAGGCTGCTGTGATGGACGCCGTTGGCTCTGACGAGTTCAGCAAAGCCAACTGGGAAGCTGCTGGAATCACGGTTCCTCGTGGCTTCATCAACACGGTTATGCAGCTTGAACCAGAAGCTGACCAGTTGACCAGCAAGATGACTCGCATCCCAATGACGGCACCTGTTGTCGACATTCCTTGCCGAGTAGACAAAGACCACCGTACCTCGGTAACTGGTGGGTTCAATGTTTACCGTGGCAAGGAAACTGCCTCACCAACTCTTAGCAAAAACGCTATGGAGATGATCTCTCTGAAGGCACATGAACTGAATGGTGCAGCCGCTGCTACCAACCAGTTGATGGCTGACAGTCCTCTCTCTATCGCTGCTCTGATTGATCAGGGTCTTCGTCAGGAAGCTCGCTCTTACCGAATCAACGAACTGTTGAACGGTAACGGCATTGGTCGCCCACTGGGTATGTTGAACTCTGCTAACGACGCTCTGTTGACTGTTCTCCGAGAAGCTGGCCAGTCTACAGCAGTGATCGTTAACGGCACCAACATCCTGAAGATGCGTCAGCGTGTATGGGGCTACGAGAACGCAGTATGGCTGTGCTCTCTGGACCTGTTCCCAACGATTGCTACGCTGCACATCGAGTCGCCTAACAACGCTGGTCTGGTCAAGCTGTTCTATCCTGCTGACTCTGCCAATCCAGACATGTTGCTCGGTCGTCCAATCGTCTGGACAGAGTACATGAACGGTATCACCAGCGGTCAGGATGGTTCTGTCATCAGTGAGTGGAATTCTAACTTCCTCGCCTGCGTCAACCCAACTCAGATGCTGTACGGTGAACGCGGTACTGGCACTCTGACTCGCAGCATCCATGTGCGATTCCTTGAACGCGAAGAAGTGTTCCTGTTCACGAGCTTCGACGATGCTCGCCCATGGTGGAAGTCGGTTCTGACTCCTGCCAAGGCTGGTCTGACTCTGTCACCATTTGTTGTCCTGTCTGCGACGACTGCATAAGTCATGCAGGTTTGAGGGGCATGTAGTAAGGTTCACCTGAACCATGCCCCTCTTCCTTACGATTTTTAATTCTTCTCCTGTACAGGATAAACATAATGGCTACTCAGAAGTTTACTCACTTGTCCAGCAAGTCTTTCATTAAGGCTCTGGGCACACTCACTATGAACGGCTCAGTCGGTAACGCACACGTTATCGCCTACCCGTTCGACAAAGCAATGTTGGTCATCAACAACGCTGACCTGACTGGTGCTCTTACTGTCACCGTATCCGGTTCAACAGTACTGGCCGGTACGTCAGGCTTCACAACCATCAAGACGTGCGTCTTCAGTGCGGCTCTGGCCGACATGGCGATGTCTGTCGAAGTGGACAGTGAAGAAGTCAGCTACGCTCAGGACGCTGCTGGTGTGGTCTTCCTGTCAACGGTCTTCCGTCTGACTGGTACCAACACCAACACTCTGGACGCTGCAGTTCAGGTACTCGGATTCCGTCAGTACGACGATCTGACTCCAACTGGAACAGGCGTAACAGCTTAGTGATCACCACTTTCGAGTGGAAACAGCCGCAGTACAGTTTCGGGGGTGGCTGTACTGCGGTTTGTCATTGGAGACCAATTCATGCCGATGTACATTGACTACTCAACTGAAGCTGCTCTCAGCACCATCGTGACTGACGACTTCGTTAAGTCCGTCAAGCGTAACATTGGTTTCGATCCAGAAACTCCCACCGACTTACTCCCGGTCGATCTGGAAGAACTCCTCCACGAATGCCTCCACATCTGTGAGAAGGAACAGTGGAGGTTCCTGCTGTCCAAGTCCGTTACTCTTACGCTTCCTTATGAAGCCTTCAGTAACGTCGATGGTTTGTTCTTCCTGCCATTCGGTCGTGTAACCTCCATCACGACCTTCTCGTACATCAAGAACGACCTGACCACTGGCACCATTGACTCCTCTGACTACACACTCTACCCAGCAGAACCGTCCAAGATCTGGGCGTCTGACTGGGCTGAGTTGTTCGCCGACATCAATGACGAACAGCCATACCCAGTTACTGTCACGTACACGACTGGCTACGCTTCCTACGCTGCCATCCCCAAGAGCACCATCCGTGCGTTGAAGATCCTGGCCTACCATCTGTTCGAGTACCGAGATGCCATCTCTGAAGGTTCTGTCTCAGAACTCCCACAGGGCTACTGTCACCTCAGAGACTTGGACCTGCTCAACGATCACCGTGCTGTCCGGTACATCGTAGACGACTGGACGAAAGTGAGTCGTGGATGAACAACTACAACCGCCGCTCTCGTCCCAACCTACGGCATGTCTGTGAGTTCTGGACCCCGTCAACAGTCGTCACTGCCAGCGGAGAACTCACACAAGAGTTCTCGCTTCATTACCGTGGTCCCTTTGCCATGGAGATCCCACGTTCCCCCAACGAGATCAACGACGCCAGCCGTGCCCAATCAGAGCAAGTGTTCTACCTGATCGGCCAATGGTGTGCCCCTGCCTCTCAGATCACTGCTGGCATGTTCTGTGTCATTCCTCATCTCCAGAAAGTTTATGCGGTCTCAGGACCAGCAACAGACCAATGGGGAGACAGTCGTAAGCTGAAGATCAACATCATCGACAATGTAGCACAACCAATCACCATCCAACTTATACCCACACTAATCTAATGGTACGACCCAGACCACGGATTGTAATCAGCTTTGAACTTCCATCGGAGATACGGAACGGGTTTCCATCTCTGATCGAGAAGGTGCAGAAACATATTGTCCGTGAGGCTATCCGAAGTGCGTTACTCCCAGTGAGAAATTCACTCAAAGCCAAGGTTATGAGTCTGCCCAACATCAGTGACCAGTCGTCTGGTGCTACAGGTCGAGCACTCACGAGTAAGTATGCCAACTCCAAGAGCAACCCATTCAGGTTCTACGGCATCGTTGGTGTCGACAACAAACATCTTGAAGCCATTACTCCTGAACGCTCACCTGTGTACGCCAGTGCTCGTCACAGACAGGTAGCCTTCGGAGTCAAGCGTAGGTTGAAGAACGGCAGGATTACTCTCAGCCGACGCAACGAACGCAGAGAAGTAAGAAGTACAATCAAGAGGAACATCGGTGCCCTGCAGAAACGATGGCCTGCACGGTACCTGCATCTTTGGGAGTACGGGTTTACTCACAGGTCCAAGAAGTCCAGCTTCGCAGGAAGGGGCTACTTCGCATTAGTCCGTAAGGAAACAGAAGGTCAAGCCAGAGCTATCTTCCAAGAGAAAATACTGTCTCACTTCAAGAAAGCTATGTCATGACCAGCCCGTACATCATCGACGAAGGTATTCAGAAACTGATCGCTGATTCTATCCCCGGAATCCCTGTTGCCAAGTCAGCGTTCCTGCCTGCCTTCGACCTGAAGAGTACACCTGACGGCTACGTGTACTACGACATCAGTGAATGCACACCCTACCATTCCTCAGAAGGTGTTGCGGAAGCTGGAGATCTGGAAACTTACAGCTTTATGCTGGACGTAGCCTGTGTTGCACATTCTAATACTCAGAGAAAGTTGTTGGTCACTTCGGTCCTGTCGGCTCTGCAACCTATTGTGGCTGGTCGAAGAACTCAGTTGACTGCATACGAAGTTGGGACCACCAACGTCTTCATAAACTTTCTGCGGTTACTGTCGCAGGAAGAAGTGACCAGCCTTAAAACAGGACAGTCCAATCCTGATTTGACAATGCTTGTCCTGTCGTTTTCCGGTAAAGCTACTAGCTAGGAGTTAACTATGTCAAATCGCGATGCCTCACGAATCAAGATCAAGTGGTTTGAACAAGCCACAGCACCAACTGGATCTGGTCCAGAAGTAGAAGCTGTCGATACCGCAAGCGATGTATACGCCTGCGTTACTGACGGTCCTACATGGTCCGGCTTCACCCGTGGTGATGTCGAAACAACTTGCTCCAACTCGACTCTAGATCCATGGGGGAACTTGATTCGTTCCTTCCGTGGAGGTAAGATGGTCGACCTTGGAACGCTCACGTTTACTGTTGACTGGGACCCAGACGACACTAACGGTGGTCGTGAATACGCTGCATTCTTCGACGGTCGCTCTGGCGATCTTCTGGTGGAGTTCCCTCCATCAGCAGGAGAAACGACTGGTCCTATTCTGGTACTGACTGGTCACTGCAACAAGTTCACGCCGATGGGCACTGTACTGAGCGACGACAACGGTGCTCGAAGTACAGCCGAACTTGTATTCCGACTAAGTGGTATTGACGTTACTGCTCCAGTCTAATCCTGACCAACCCCCACACCCTTCACCCCTTTTCTTAGGAACCCTTCATGTTGCTCCAACCTCTCAAGCGTGTACCTGTTGCTGATTCTACCACTGCAGAAATGGTTGAGCCATCTGCTGGTACTGCCAACGCCTTCGTCACCAAGCTGCGGGAACTCCCACAGGACGGCAACGAACGAGTGCTGGGTCATTACTTCTCCGGCCTGCGTGTACTCATCTGCCTGTACGACCACGGCAAACCATTCCTTGCTCAGTTGGTTAATACTCTTCACTCAGAAAATGGTGAGGCATGGCCGCTGGAAGTTCAGGAAGGTGTCTCTATTCGTCAGACTCTGGACGATCTGGATACGCCGTACCTGTGCCGTGTCATCGACTACTTCCTTGATGCTTTGAACGTCAATTCCATGGAAGAACTGAATACGATTATCCGTACTCAGTTGTGGGTGGAGAGAGACGTAAAAAACTAATTACTCCCGACGATCCACACTGGTTCGTATTGTTCCTGTGTAGCCGTTGGGGGAAGTCACTGACCGAGATTGAGTCCATGCCAATCTCAGAATTGAATGAGCATCGTTGGTTCCACGACAACTACAAGTGGGGTATGCACGACGATCTTCTTGCCATGCAGTTAACGCACAGCATCAAGACCGTTAACCATAAATCATCTGTGCAACCATGGATGGTTAAGTCGTGGACTACGCAACGTGATTACACCTACCGTTTACAGAGGCTGATTACTAAACCCGTTACTGCCATCAGGAGCGGGTTTTTCGCTGTAGTAAACGCGATTAAGGGTATGAAAAATGTCTAGTGGCAGCATCAATGATATCGCGATCAAGTTGGGCATTGATGCCACTGGCGTAGCTACAGGCATGAAGCACGCCACTGCCGAAGCTCTACGTGCGTCACGAGAGATCGACAAAGCCGAGTCAGTCGAACGTGAGCACAATCTTGCACAGCAGGTTGCTGCAATCGACGAGTCCAACAAAGTTCGTATCAAGCTGGAACGTGACGCCGCTGACGAACTTGCTGCTATCCGTACGGCAGACGCAGACCGTAGGCTGAGTGACCGTGTCAACGCCACAGCTATGATCAACAAGCTGGTGGCACAAGAAGTCGCTGACGAACGATCAGCAATGGATGCACTGGCTGCTGCTCGATCAGCCGATACGGATAGGCGAGTTAAGGAGCGTGCCGAAGTATCGGCTATGATCTCCAAGCTCGCTATCGAAGAAGCAGCTTTAGAGAAGTTGTCCCTCGACAGCTTGGCAGCAGACAGGTCAGCAGATGCTGATCGTCGCACTAAAGAGCGTGCTGAAACAGCCGCTATGGTCTCGAAGTACGCTGCTCAGGAAGCTGCAGATGAGCGTAAAGCGATGGACATCGTCGCTGCCGAACGTGCATCCGATGCTGACCGCAGGACAAAGGAACGTGCTGACACAGCCGACATGATCGCACGCAATGCCGCTCAAGAAGCTGCAGCAGAAAGATCTCAAGCCGATGCTGTAGCTGCTGAACGCATGGCAGACGCTGATCGTAGAACAAGAGAGCGTAAAGATCTTGCCGACATGGTTGCACGCTACGCTGCTGAAGAAGCCGCTAACGAGCTTGCAGCATTGAAGAAGATTCAGTTGGCAGAAGAGCAAGCAGCAGAAGCAAAACTTAAAGCTGCTGCCAAGGTAGACAACGACAACAATGTCGATGCCGCTCGTTTTGTCGACATGGGTACGTCAGCGTACGACAAGCACGTAGCTACACTGGTACGCCTTAACCACCACAGAGACGCAGGCCGCATATCTATAGCACAGTATGACGCTGCACTGAAGGTATTGAACGCTGATCTTCTTCGTAATGAAGCTGCTGAAAGAGCAGCAGGCAACGCTACCAAGCAGCACGCAGACTCTGCACGAGTGATGTCCGGTGTTATGACCCAAGCATCCTTTGCAGCAGAAGACTTCATACAAGGTATTGCATTCGGGGATATTCGCACAGCCCTGCTCGGTGCATCCAACAACCTGACCATGGTTGCTAGAGGGCTTATTCAGGTTGGTGAAGATTCTGGTGGCGTAGGACTTGCCCTCGCAGGTGTATGGGGCTGGTTGATTGCGATCCCTGCTGCTGCCGTAGCTATGTTGGCAGCGTTCAACTGGGCACGTTATGCCGAGATGGATGTGCGATCGTTGTCCAAGGCTTTGGAAGATGCCAACATTGGGCTTGAACGATTTCGTATGACCGCTGCGTTGATGCGAGACGAACTCCGTGTGGCATCACAGATGCGTGGTCTTACAGATGTAAATTCTGTTGATGAAATGCGTTTGAAGGTACTTGACGAGATTAAGGTCAAAGAGCGAGAGCTTCAAGATGCTCAGCGTAAAGCTGCTATCGACTCCAATGAGTTCCTAAATAATCAACTTGGTGGCTCAGAAGCAGTATTGGAACTTCAACGACAAATCGACCAGAGTAAAGCAGAGGGATCAGCTTCGGAAGTAGCGGCTGCTGTAGAGCTCGAACGGTTGATGTCCAACATCCGTGAGGCTGCACGTCAAGGAAAACCTGAAACTGCCATCAATGACCTACGTAGGATGTACGAGATCCTGAACAACATGGAGCTTGATGATGGCTTTGATTGGATAGGAGACCTGACTGCTCTTGACGCCTTGGAACAAACCTTCCCAAGTGAGTGGGGTTGGGGGCAGGAGGATCAGGATCGACTTAATGAAATCCGCAAGACACTCAATGAAACTGGTAACGATCTAACCAGAATTCAACGAGAGCAATTACTGCTTGAGAAACAATTACTGGAATTGGCAGAAGCCAGAGCACACCTGACTGAAGTAGCTGCGATGAAAGCAAGAGCTACAGCAGCTTTTGGTCAGCAGGAAGTTAACCAGAATGCTCAGGAAGTCATTGACAGCATTCACATGACTGAACTGGACAAGCGTAGACTGGCCATGCAGCAGCAGATGGCTAATATCCATACGGGTATGGTGGGTAGTGTTGCCTCAGACATCTTCAGCCCAACATCATTCGCTTCTGGCGGCATGATGTCTATGTCAGGTATGATACTCCCGATGATGGCGATGGCGGCACTGCAGGACGAGTTCAACAGGAAACTAGCTGAGGAGCTAAGACTTGAAGAGCAGCTAAGATCCATGGCCTACGATAAAGAGAATCTTCGTAAGTCCGAACTGCTGTTCTATGCTCAGGCTACAACTGCTCAGAAATACCTGTACGAACTGCAGAAGCAGCAGAACAAACTGCTACAGGAATCTGCCGAACAGATGGCTATGGGTGCTGCTAATCCAATGGCAGGTATGGGATTCGGTGGTGCTGCTGGTGCCATGCAGATGATGGCCGACCAAGCACTCAACATGGAACTGTTGGCTGCGGAAGAAGCTCGTCTTGAGAAGCAACTTGCTGAAGCTACTAAGTCAACAGCACCTATAGCTCAAGGCGGACTAGAACAGAACTCACTCACCGCACAGGGTCGTGCATTTGAGGAAGTGTACAAGAATGCTGCTAAACAGGATAATCCACAACTCAAAGACATCAGAGAAGAGTTAAAAGGCATCAGAGCCGCTCTGGCCAACAATGGCGTTCTGACAGTAGTGCAGGGAGGTTAGTATGGGTCTGTACAAGATATGGGGGTTCCAGTTACCAGATCAATCCATGTCGGCAACATGGGGTTCTCAGACGGTTACAGAGACCTGTCTTATCGAAATGAGTTCACCACTTGAGGACATAATCAACGTACAGAATGCCTTGCCAGCATACGACGGTGGTACGACTCCAGAACCTACGTTCACAATTGGATTGTCCTACCATCCAGAACGTACTGACTTAGTACTGAAAGAGGCACCTTCCGTAAAGGAGCACCCCACAAGCGGTAGACCGTTCTGGGTAGTTGAGTTGGTGTATGAGACTGCCCAGTGGCTGGACAAGACACTTCCTTACGAAAATCAAGGTATAGGAAACGTCGGTCGTAATAAGCGGCTTGATACCAATCCTACAGACTTCATCAAGTACCCTTGGGATGAACCACCGACGTGGAGCGGTTCCACTAAGCAGGTGCAGGCTACTGTGTACCAAGACTCAGCAGGAGCCAAGTTGGTACATGCCAACTATCTCCCACTGACAGAAGGTATCGACGTTACGATCGAACTCGAAGTACACACGTTCACATGGAACGTGGAGTACACTATGTTCACATTCGCAACAGACATTGCACCTTTCATCGGTAAGATAAACGACGCTGTCGTGTTCACAGGACTTCGCAAGCATGTACTGCTGGAGACCTGCTCTGCTGTTGAAAACTATCGAACTCAGAATGTCGGTGTCCGTAATGGGCAGTCAGGTACAGGGGCAATTGCTACGCACCACTTTGTAACCGTTACTGCCACGTTTGTCATTGACAGGCGTACGTCTGTGCAAGGATACTTCAGAGAAGCCAATCGTCGTGTGTCAATGCATACTATGCAATTGGCCAACGCTGGGAACCCTATCACACCAATTTGGGGCTACGTGCCTATCGACGTAAACGACCGAGGAGACTTTGCACAATCCCCATGGCCGCTTGCTTCGTTGGCTTACACGAACGCTGGTGGGTTCAACAGAGGCATTGGTTTTCCTTACGACGCACTACCTACTGCTAACCCAGAGACTGACTTCTGGACTATTGATCCTCTGTACCCTGTAGAGGCTGACCTAACAACATTCGTTGCATTCTACGGACTTGTCATCCCATGAACAATAACATCGGTGCATTTACAGTTGGTGACGCACGGCATATCCATAAGGAGATATTTGGGACACGAATGTCTCAGCCTCCTATGGACAACACTCGTGACAAGACCATCCACAACCTGCTGTACTATGCGTTACTACTGGAAGACTTAACTACTGCAACCAATCCATTAACGGGGTACACACAGGCAGACATACGTGTCATCAGATATGTTCAACCGGGCGATGGTGTTACTCTCAACATGGAAGAGTCGACTACATCGACAGGTATCGTGAAAGTCACTAATAGATTTGAATCATTCTCTGCTTCAGCAGGGGATCTGTTGTTGGTCATTCGCAACGGATCAGAATGGTCCCCTGTTAACAGTGGAGGGCGGCGACATCAAGTTATTTTCGAAACTGACTTGGCAGCAGCAGTAAACACCAAGCGAGATCCAAGCACAGCGACCGCACGAATCCTCCGCAGAAAAACAGACGGCGATCTAACATCGTCCTGCGACTCAATCACAGTCACAAACCGATTCATGAACATTTCAATCGACTCCGGAACATACGCCAAGGTCGAGTATATCGATGGCGAATGGCAACCATACGCTGCTGATTGTCCGGGAGGTTCTTTAAGTATTGATGATAGCTGTCCGGAGAGTGTGTAATGTTGCTTGGATGCTGCCATTGCGGTTCACCGCCAAGCGAGTCGACGCCGCCGAGTGTATCGGAGTCGCTCCCAATCTCGGAAGTTATCAATAACTGTGGCCGCGAAAACTGCATTAGTAGTGTTTTTGCACGCCGGTATAAATTGACATTTAATTACAACCAGACCGCGAGATGTGGTCCAACATACTCAGCGGGAACGTACATTCTAGAGTTCTTCACTATCGGCGGTGATTTTTGCTCCTTTCGATCATCTGGGTTCGGAATTAACTGGGCTGGAGGTCTTTGTAATACCGGGGTCTTAAGGCTTGCAACTCTTGGTTTTTACAATAACGGTTTATCTACTCCCGGCGGTGCCGCAAGTGTTCGATACATATTGGGAATCGGTGCTGAAAACGGCGGTTCGAGTACGGGTATTTTTTATGGGTCAAACTTAGGCAACGTCAGCATAAACGCAAATGCACCGTATAATCCTATCAATTGCCTGTCCGCGTTCACGTTGCCAATAACGAGCAATAACACTGCAAGGGACAGCTTTCACTCAACCGTCACAGGGCTTTCTGGTGGAGTTGCTGCTGTCCCGACATCAGTCAGCTTGGAGCCAGCACCATGAAACCGTGCGTGTATCGGCATAACATCGGCGTTGAGAATGCGTTCGGATGCACGAATACTGATGACCTCGTGCATGATGGGTCAGTTGCTTCGTGCGTTTGCAGATTATGCCCATATTCAACACCTCCTGCGATCGGGTTCTTCGCACAAACAGCCCAGTTGCTGGTGCAAAAAGCAAGGCGTGGAGAAATTACCGTTGCTGCGAAGGGATGCGGCGGATGCGGCGAAACAAAACATCGAGCACCAGATGCCCCGGCGATGCAATTCGTATGGCCGTATTGGGACGGTGGTGCACAGGCGGACGAACTGCGATGGTCTATCAGATCAGTTGAGACGTTTTTCGAGGGCCGGGCAAAGATCACGATTATCGGCGACAAGCCTGACTGGTATCACGGGCATGTGATCATCAAAAAGCGAGTGCCGCACACGAAGCCGAATCGAGCGTTTCGCGACATGCTCGGCAAGGTGTTCTATATCGCAACACATGCGGAGATTGATCCTGAGTGCGTGTGGATGATGGACGACATCTATTTCCTGAAGCCGTTCACATTGGACGACATCAAGACGCCTCGTGCGGAACCGTGGCGACCTGACGAGAGTAACAGTTGGCAGAGGCGAAAGACGGCGTCAATGGAAGCTCTGGCGGCTCGCGGATTAACCCAACATGACTACGCAACGCATCTGCCTCACTGGCTGGAAAAAGACAAGCTGCGAGAGATGTTCGACGACTTCAATCTGCATGAAAATACCATGCTTTGGGAAGTGCTGTACGGGAATGTTTATCGAGGAACGCCGCAACGCACGCGGCCTTTCTTCGCACGCTTCCAGCATCACGCCGAGAAGGAAACATTTCAGCGACTGACCGCACGCGCGACCGTCATCAATAACACTGAGCCCGCTTGGTGCGATGGTCTGCATGACTTCCTCGCGGATCTGCTGCCGACTCCGTCAAGTGTTGAGGCGGAACATGAGACGGCAAAGCCTGTTTATGTGATCAAGAAGAAAGGGGCCGTCATCGTAAAGCGGCGTCCTCTGGAAACACACCGCGACTACGTCGAGAAGCAACAATGATTCCACACATCATGATCATCCAGTCAGCCTACACCGATCCACGATTGTCGGAGCGACGGTTGGAGATCTGTAAGCATACTTGCGTCAATTCGCTGTGGTTCCAGATTCAAAAGCCAATCGTTCACGTCGCGGTAAACCCGAACGATCCTTTTCTTGCGGAGCGGGAAGCGGCGTTCAGGTCGACCAATTGCGAAGTCAAGTTCCTGTATCGCGACTCATGGAAATTGTACAAAGAAGACTGGGAACTCCCCGAGGGGCGCAAGATCGTTTCGCGCATGGATGACGACGACGTGATTGCGAAAGACTTCTGTTTCCTCACAAGGAACTCAGCGCCTGATTCCGGCGAAATGAATTTGATTTGGCCAAACGGATATGTCTACTGGAGAGAGACTCCCTTTTTACTGAATCACAAGGGCATCCAGTTTGTAACGCTAGTCACAGACAAGATGACCGACCCGCATCAAGAACAGCATTGGCAATACCACAAGCGATGGCCAACTCGCACCGTCTCGTATGCCCCCGGATGGATTTGGGTTCGGCATGGCGACGCAGCATCATCTACGCTTCCGAGGTATCGCACGAAGGCACTGAAGGCGATCGACTCAAAACGAATCCCAGTAAACCTGAGAGCGATCCTGAGAGCCATTGCGGACTCTGGGACAGCTTCGGGGAATTACATCGAGCATCGCAATGAGAAACAGATCAAATACGTTCTGGAAGAGAACAAAAAGAATGGCTGATCCAACAGCACCAGCAGGTCCACGTTTTCTTGTGGTCGTCCCAACGCATCGGCTTGCGGTGGCTCAGGCGACGATTGACGAACTGCAACTATCCTTCACCTATCCGACAGAGTTTCATATTCTGGACGGAACGCCCTCGAAATGCCACGCTCTGAACAAGGCTCTGGCTGACTTGCTAGATCCAGCAAAGCATGACATTTACGTAACGATCGACGATGATATTCTGCCGGGGGAGAACTGGCAGCACTTTATCGCGTGTGCGTTCGACCGCATTCCAAAACTTGGAGCGTGCGGAGTTGACTACAGCGCAACCGAGGAGGGGTCCGCGTTAATGGCTAACGCGATGCAAGCTCCAGTTACGCAGGTTCGAGACATCCAGTTTCGTAATGCGACGGGCTTGCAGAATCTTGCGGGCGGATGTTTCGCAATCAGACCCGCACTAGCGAAAGAGATCGGCCCGTATCCTTTCGCGGACGATGGCAGGCAATACCACCTCGACGAGGACGGATGGCGATCCTATCAAGTCACGCGACGCAGATGGCAGGTCGGTTACGTCACGAATCCCAATGAGCCGGTGAGAATGATCGCGCACGCGAACACGCCGCAATACATCGAGACAAAAGAGAAAGACATTGCGGCCTGGAAAACAAATCCAGCCTGGCACTGAAAGCATAGTTACAGTCACACCCTGTGGAGCCCCCCGATGCCCGCTATAGTCCCCACTGAACACGTCGTAGGTTGTGTACACGACGGCAAGGTCGAAGAGTTCAAGACCCTGCTGGAAGAACGTGGCGTAACCAAATGGAAGTTTGGTAACGTCGATCCCAACCATATCCGCAGAGTCATCGACCTATCTGGTTCTCCAGAATCTTTGATAGAGGCGTTGAAGATCGTCAACGATGGTCACGAACGCCCACAGTACGAGACACCATACGTCCCACAGTCATGGCAGTACGCCGTGACAT